TAATGAAAGAACAAATGGGTATTACTGGTTCGTTAGAGGACTTGAGTTTTAGAGAGCTTGAAATGTTTATGATGTATGCCGATTATGTAGAAAGCATACAAGAGGAAATAGGGAGATTGTAAATGAGAAGATACTTCAAGAGGCTATGGTGTGCCTTGATGAATCGTAAATGTCACACTGATTGTGACTGTGTATAAAAAGAAGGGGCCGCATTTAGCGGCCCTTTTCATTTCCAGTATAACAATAAAAATGTTTCACAACTATTACAACTAAAGTTGCTAACTATGTAATCGTCTTCTCCATCGTGATCGCCACCTTGTATCATCTCAGTGTCACACTTTGGACATATTATTTTTCCTCTACGTTTAGCCTCCATGAACTCTTTTGCTTCACGTTCTAAATCCATTAGGCCACCTTTATTAGCTCCGCTTCTTGGTATGGAATGTGATAAAAGGTTTCATTCTTTGGCATTCGATAGTTAGGACCAGTAGGTTTTTGCAAGTTATCATCAGACATTTGAGTAGCTTTAATCTTCCATGCTTGCTCGTAGTCTTTGTCAACTATATAAAAGAATAACTTGTCTGAATCATACTTCTCAAGCAATCTTCTTTTCCTTCCAGGAATCCTAATCTCTTTCCACCAGGGAGGCCAACCTCCACTCCATTGAGATTTACGTTCCACCTCATGGTAGTATGTTTCACCATCCTTCTCTGTTACTACATCAGCATTGTAGTTTTCTTTAGTTTCAACTATCTTGTGTCCTTGTTCTTCTAGATATTTAATAAGTACCTTCTTACAAGGTGCATCTACTTTATCGTAAACATCTTTTTTAAATTTTCTTACGTATACTTCTGTCATTATACCTCCTGTGGTATTTGAGTGCACCATACCCAGTAGTCTGCTTCAGACATAGAGGGCGGTCTAGTAGCCTCTAAATATTTACTACGTATATCTGCAGCTTCATTACATTGTTCTCTGCTTTCATACAAGATGTTGTCGCTCATAACCATTGGCGATCCATCAAACATAAAGAGTGCTACTAAAATCCAAGACATACTTTATTCCTTCATTCCAAGTTTATGCTCTAGTTTATTGATCCGCTTTTTCATTACATCGTAGTAGTAGGCTGTGGCTAGAGCGGAGACAAGCCATACCCAGAATGGTGTAGATACTGATTCACTAAAAAAATCCATGATAACTCCTATGTTATATCTACGACTTCACACACATCACCAGAACAAGCAAACGTTTGACTGGACATAGTGTTGTCTTCTTTTTCATACTCTGAAAGTTTGTTCCAGTCAATCTTTTCTGGCATACATGATAATAAATATTCATAGTCATGCTTACCACAGTCTTGATAAGGCGCTTGCTGATAGGTATGATCTGAGTGAGGTAGGAAAGATACACCTGACATTTCATCAAAGTGTTTGTAGACAAAGGCTCCTACCTCAAGCCATTCATCATCCCTGACCGATATAGTTACACTAGGTTTATGTTCACACCAATGGCGTTGGTATGTAAGCCATGTCTCTAGCTGCTCAATAGCAGTCATGTCGTTACGTGTTATAGCATTCTCTGGTGCTTTGACAGGGAAACTAAACACAGTTGTAGTGTCGCTCTTGAATACACATGGTTCGTTGGGAACCTTTTGATCAATCATAAACTGTGTGAGGGGATCTTTATTATCACCTCGTACAGTACGGATGTAATATGGAGAGTGACGAGCATGTATACCACTGGCACTGTCAACCAACTGCGAGACAGTACCCGAAGGTTTGACGCAGGTAATAGCAGCAGACTGAGGTATACCAAGCAGGTCAGCATATTCATGATTAGTAGCCAGTGCGACATTTCGTAAGTCATCTAGTGTCTTCTCCAATTTAGAATTAACTGCAGTCATCAATGGATTGTCCATGATACCTGTTAGCGATACACCTAAGAGTCTTTCTTCTTCTGTGTTTCTTTGCCAGATTTTACGTAGGTATGGAAATCGGGTGTAGGAAGATTGAATAGTGCCAAGAATCGTTGCCACTTTGACTTTACGTTTAAGATCTTCATAAGTATCTGTTGCCCTAACGACAACCTCTGTAAGATTGCAGAACTGATACGGTCTAAGTATGATCTCGCTGCAAGGATTAGTTCCAAACTCATAGTTCGGATCACGTCTGCCATACTTTTCAGCTTGTTTCTTAGATGCTTCACGATTGAATATACCTCTCTCACCTGATTTACTTTCTACCAACGCAGTCCACTCACGCATGAATGTTTCTATGTCGGGTTTCTCTGTGTAGCATACAGAGTTATTAGCTAGTGCTCGGTGTGCTGCTGTCTCCCACCATTGCCCTGACTTAGCATGACGCATACGGTCATCACTAAGGTTAGACAAAGAGATCATAGCACTACGTCTGACACCACCTACTACAACTATCTGACCAATGAAACACATCAAGTCATGGCATTCCATGCTAGATAGCTTGCGTCCTTGTGCATTCTTAAAAGTATTTACAGAAAAGTTAAACAACTCTACAAGCGGTCCAGGTCCACTGGCTCTACCACCAAATGTTTTTAGCCTAGCACCTGCAGGACGCACACGAGAGACATCCCACTTTGGTATCTCACCTGCCCACAGTAATGCTAGTAGTTGTCTGTATGCTTTAGCCCAACCTTCTTTGCTATCTCTGACCACAATAGTAGTTTCACTTTCAAACAAGTCAGGTACTTCAGGCAGCTTCTGTACGTGTTGACGTTCAACACTGAAGCCCACACCTGTACCACACAATAGGATAAACATAGCTTCATCGAATGATTTAGGATCATCTACTGGTAAGTAGCTACAGTTATATCCTGCTGTGTTATCTCTTGCTAGTGCAGCACCTGCAGTCATCATAGCTCTCATGCTTGGCATTACATCTAAGCTGAGTATAGCTTGCTCAATCTGATTGACATATGAATCATCGCCTAGCACTGGACGTACCACGTTATCTACGTAGCGCCCTACTGTCTCAGCCCATGACTCACGGCCTCTGCCATCTATGTACTTAGCATAGCGTGACTGGTGTATAAAACTCTGATAGTCTGTTGGTAATAAGTTACTCATTTATCCTCTCCTATATTCGTAGGTGCGTACACCTCACCATTATACTTACTTCCTGTTGCACCTTTGCCTGTCTCTACTCCGTTGTTACATTTAAAAACTACAAATAGTAGAAAAAATATTGCTACTAAAGTAACTCTCTTTGACCAAAGTATAAACAGTTCAAACGTTTTCTTTGCTTCTATTTCTGCTGCTTCTGATGGCGTCATTGTGGATCAGTCCAAGGGTAGCAGGGTACTATGCTTTGCTTACAATACTTTGCGTTGTCTACTAGCAACACAGGCAAAACACATATTACAAATACACAAAAAAGAAAAGGCCATATCAAACCTTTCAAGTCACAGTAGTTCATCTGTTATCTCCACTTCCTTTTAGTGTTCCTCGTTCTTGTCTACTCTTTAGCTTTGCTAGGTTCTTCAACGCTACCTCTGCCATGTCTACCTCTAAGTCACGACACAGCGCAGCAATGTACCACAGCACGTCACCAATCTCTGCAGCTATGGCTTCTTTGTCAAACGTACCATCACGTAGCATCTTCTTGATTTTACCTTGCACTTCACCTGCTTCATTACCCAAGCCCAACGCAGGGTAGATAATAGGATCAGCATAAATAGCAGTCTTTACTGCTTCCTGTTGATAGTATCCCATATCCATCACAGGTGATTGCATATCTGCAAAGTGATCTATGTCCTCTTGTGTTATCATTCTCTTTCCTTAACCAATAAATTATATATTCTAATATCATCTACATCATGCATAACATTACTTACTAAATCATGCACATCTTCTGTATGTCCTTCTTCGTGAGCAGATAAGAAGTTGTTGTCTTCGTCTACCTCCATCACATACGTGACACTAAACTTGCGTATCATTTGTGCTTCTCTTTGTATACCTCAATAAGTTTATTCAAATACCATTGTGCCTTTTGTAAATCTTCTAGGCCATTCTTGTAGTCATACCTCCATACGTACTTCAGTATGTTACCTTGTAGGTATCCTTCTTTGTTATGGTTTGTCGCAGCCAGGATAGCCTCAATACATTCTATCCCTGCTTGATTGTAGTGTGGTGGATTGTTTACTGGATCAGTCATGCTTCCCCTAATGTCTTTGTCCATTTAGTTAGTTTGATTACGTTACCCTCTTTGGTATACTCCATATCTTTCTTTAGTTGAAGCTCTGATTCAGCATACTGTTTAGGAAACATTTCTTTTAGTATAGTGTGTCTTGCATCATCGAAGTACTCCATGAGTTCAGGATAGTCTTCAAGCACTGCTGTGGTTGCAGCCATAGTGAGTGCATAGTCCATCGCATTTCTCATAGCTTCAGGATACTTAGACTCACCAAATATTAATCCTGTCTTTAGTACACCTGTCCATTCGCCATCTTCTACTTCAGGACTAATGATGATAGCAACATCACCGTCTTTTACTTCATATCCCATCAGCTTCTCCTTTTAACTATGATGCGCTGATCTTTCATACGCTTACCTTTTTCTATCAGCCAACCTTCTGGTATCAAACGATGTGCCCACTTAAAACCTTTTTGTTCACACCAATCACAGTACCTAGACTTGGCTCCTTTGTATAGTCTAGCTTTAGCATTACTGAATACAAACCTGATGTCTAGCTTTGGGTGCTGTCTCTGTATCTCTATGTGTTTGCGTCTGTCTGCTGCGCTGAATATACCTTTAGTCTCTATTATTATTCCGTTGTCTAATTCAAAGTCAGGTGTGTATGTGCGATAGCGTAAGTCTTCCCACTCTATCTTTATCTTCTCATACTCTACTGTCTTCTGTCTAGTCTTTAGAAACGCAGCAGCCTCTTGTTCAAGACCGCTACGATATAATCTTTTATTGTGTCTACGTGGCAAGACCATCACCTATAAGAACGTAGTCAACTTCAGGTGGGTTCTTTGCTTTAGATACCCTTGAAGGTAGTGTCTTCAAACCTTCCCAACACTTATGCTTGAAGCTACAAAACTTACATGCACTATTGAGTATGAGGTTACCTGATTGCTTCTTAAAGTATGTCTCAGGTACAGGTTCAAAGCATCTTTTGAATGGCTCATCTTTCTCTATGTAATTTACCGTTTCTTGGATGTCCTGAATTACCTGCTCAGAGTCAACCTCCGAAGCACTGACATACTTAAACTCACCGTTGCCTTTGTTGACCACCCACCAACC